CCGACGGTGGAGCTGCACGTCTTCGAGCACAAGGGCAGCGGCGACCTTGAGGCGTTCGAGCGGATCGCGCACAGCTACGGCTCCGGCGTGGATGACGAGACGATCGCCGCGGCGGCCGCGACGCTGTCGTGGCTGGTGGAGGAGGTGGGACGGCGCGCGGAGAAGATCAAGGAACTGCGCAAGCGCTCGCGCGCCCTGGTCCCCGACTCGCGCACCACGCGCGAGCTCGCCAACCGCCGCGCGCTGGGCCTGCACCCGGTGGTGTTCGTGGATGACGAGTGTCAAGAGCTGTTCAGCCACCCCAAGTACGGCAAGCAGGCCGGTGAGGACGCCGAGAAGGTGATTCGGCGCGGCCGCGCGTTCGGGGTGCACCTCATCCTCGCCACGCAACGCCCCGACAAGGACTCACTACCCACGGGGGTGTCGGCCAACGTCGGTACCCGCTTCTGCATGCGCGTCAAGGGACAGGTGGAAAACGACATGATCCTGGGCACGTCGGCCTACAAGAACGGCATCCGCGCCACCATGCTGCGCCTGTCCGACCGTGGCATCGGCTACCTGGACGGCGCCCTGGACCACCCCACGATCGTGCGCACGTACTACCTGGACGGCGAGGCCACGGAGACCGTGGTGGCGCGGGCCTATGAGGCGCGCGAGGCCGCGGGGCTGCTCTCCGGGCAGGCCGCCGGTGAGGTGGTGGACCACGGGCAGGCCGTGGACTTCCTGGATGACGTCCGCACCGTCATGGGGCACATCGAGAAGCTGTGGAGCGAGGATCTGCTGGCGCGCCTTGCCGAGCACCGGCCGCAGGTCTACGGGGCGTGGGTGCCCCAGCAGCTCGCCGCGGCGTTCAAGCCGCACGCCATCACGCCGGGCGACCAGAAGATCGACGGGGTGAACCGCAACGGCTACCGGCTCTCGTGGGTGCTCGAGGCCCTGGCGAACCGGGAGCTGGAGCGATGACCGCGGCCGCCCTGCTGGGGCTCGCGATCGCGGTCTACGCGGCGCTGTGCATCTTCTTCCCGATGGCGCGCTGCGGGCGCTGCAAGGGCAACGGGAGGCTGCGCCAGCCGTTCGGCAAGGCGTGGCGGCCGTGCGGTGGCTGCGACGGTAGAGGGCACCGCGTGCGGCTCGGAAGGCGCGTTTTCGGCTGGTTCATCGGCCCCTACGAGTGAGCGTCTACCTGCTACCGCGCAGGTCAGAGGGGGTGCGGGGGTCTACCGGAGGGTCTACCTTTTGGTAGACCCTCTACCCTCGCCGGGCGCGCCTGCCGCCCCGCCAGCGGCGCCACTGCACGACGGACAGGCTGAGCCAGACGATCAAGATGCCCGCCTGCACGAGCACGCGGGGCAGCCCGTCGAGCTCGCGCATGGCCACCAGCTCGCAGATCCACAGCCCCGCCACGAACGGCCAGAAGTGTCGGGATTCCATGTAGAGCAGGCTACGCCATTGTCTGTAGACAGGTCAACAGACGCGCCTGTAGAGTGGTTCTCATGCGATACAGGGACCGCTGCATGGCCGCGCTTGGTAGCCTGCTCGACATGGACAAGCAACTCACGGACGCCGAGCTCGCCGAGCTGGGCCGTAGGTACCTCATCGAGAAGGAACTGCGCGAGCTCGCGGACCTGCGCCGCGCCGCGCTCGCCGAAGCCGCAGGGACCACGGAGAAGCTCAAGGCGCGGCTCAACGAGCTGAACGCTGAGGGCGCCGTCAACGAGGTGGAGATGGCGGAGCTGCTCAAGGTGGACCGCATGACGGTCCGCGGGTGGCTCGGCAAGCAGCGGCGCAAGAGCGCGCGGGCTACGGCCCCGGAGGCGCCGGTGGACCCGGCGTTGCTGTCGTAGCGGGATCGGGAGTCGGCCGCGGCGCCGACGTCGGGCTGGGGCTCGGCGTCGGCGCCGCTGTCGTCGATGGGGTGGGGCCCCGCGACGGTGTGGCCGTAGCCGACGCCTTGGTAGTCGCCGGAAGGAACCGCGGCGTTACAGCCGCCGTAACCGCGACCACCGGGCGGTAGGTGGGGGAGTACCGGCCCGTTGGCGGCGTGGCCTTAGAAGGCGACACAGGGCGCGCTGTATTCGCCGCTACGGACATCGTGGGGTGTGCCGGGCCTACCGCCACCGGAACCCCCAGGCTGGAGGCGTACGGAACGTATCCGGCGTTCTCCGGGTGCGACAGCTCGCCGACCATCCACCCCCCGGCCAGCCCCAGCGGGCCCAGCAGCGCGACCAGCACCACCTCGAACCGGTGACGCCGCCACCAGCTCGCGCGATGGCGCCCCACCACAGGCATGACGGCCGTCCGGTCGAGCATGGGGTAGCTCCTCGAGGGTGGTGGGGTGCGGTCGGCGGCGCACGTCGGCGCGCCACCACAACGGCCGGAATCGCCGCCGACCGCGGATCAGGGGGCGGGGGTGACCCGGTTCCGGGTGGCCAGGGTGAGCGCGATCCACGCGATTGCGCCCGCGGCGGACACCAGGTCCGTGATCGGCTCGCCGGGCATCGCCCACCAGCCGAGCACCACGCCCACGGTTATCAGCGCCTTGAGCACGTCGAGATAGATCACCGGGTTAGCGCGCAGCCACTCCACGAGCGCGATCACCTGCACGGCCCACCCGCTCGGCGTCGGGGGCACGTTGCTCACGGCTTCACGCCCAGGTGCGCGCCCAGCGCATCGATCTTGGCTATGAGCGCGTCCGTCTTGGTGAGGACGTCGCCCACGTGGGTGGCCTCCCATGCCTCGGAGATGCCCAGCGCGATGCCGGTCTGGCCGCTGGGGTCCTTGGCGTAGTCGGGGATGAGCTCCGCCAGCACCGCCTTGGCGGCCGCGGCCGCCACCTTCGCCACGTCGTCATCGGTCAGGGCCACGTCGTCCTCCGTGTTCGCGAGTCGGGCCCGCCACTGGGCCAGGTACCTCAGGGCGGTGTCTGCGTACTGCTCGGCGGCCGGGCCGCTGCCGTTGTAGCGGCGGAAGCCCTCCCGGTCGCCGTAGCTCTTGATGAGGGCGGCCAGGTGGGAGAAGCCGGTTCGGGCGTTGCACACCCAGTCCCAGCAGCCGCCCAGCCCGTCCGCGGCCGCCTGGAGCTCGCCGTTCGTGAGCTGCGTCGGGCCGACCCCTTGGCGCCCGATCTCGCCGCGCGCGACGGCCGCGCGATAGGCGAGGTAGGCGTCCCGGGTGACCGGCGCACCCTTTACGGAGGTGCCGCCGGTGTCGCCGACGTCGTGGCCCCACACGTTGCGCCCGCCCCCGGACTCCATCACCAGCAGCGCCGCGGCCGCGGCGAGCTCGAGCGCGGAAGCGTCGGCGATGGCCACCACGTCGTCCGGGCGCAGGATGGCGCCCGCGGTGAGCACCTGCGTGCGGGAGAGCATCACTTCTGCGACGCCCGCAGCGGCTTGCCGACCTGGCCGCTCGTGGTGTCGGCGGCGCGGAGCTTCTGCCCCGTCGTCTTCCCCGAGAAGTCGGCGGCGCGGATTTTCTGACCTGCAAATACAGCCATGGCTCACATCCCCAGTACGGCGTTCTGATAGATCGTGATGGCGTCGCCCGCGTTCACCGGGTGAGTAAGCGCGGAGACGGTGAAGGTCTGCGGGCTGGTGGTGCCCGTGATGTTGGAGACCGTGACCGGCCAGCCGTTGATCTCGACGGTTAGAGGGAAGTTGTCCGACCCGCCGGTGTCGGCCGTGGTCACCCACCGCGTGCCGGTGAAGGCCACGGAGAGGCTGGTGGCGCCCGCCGACGCCGAGGTGGCCACGGTGCTGGCCGTGTCGCTGTCAGGCTCGTAGCGGCCCACCGTGTCCGACGTCGAGCCGGTGGCCGCGGCCAGCGTGATCACCCGCCACGGCTCATAGCTGGAGGTGTTGGCCTCCACCACCCACCGGTGCTGAGAGATCCGCTCGTGCCAGCCCTCCAGCACGTTGCGGATGGTCCCGCTGGGGTGCTGGCTGCGGGCCGCGTCGATGTTGGTCACGTCGACCCGGCAGGACGGGAAGCAGGCCAGCCAGTCCGCGATGAGGCTCGGGTCCTTCTCGAGCGCGAACGCCCAGCTCGGGTAGCGGTAGACGCCGGTCGGAGGGGTTCCGACATGCACAAACCACTCGGCGGCGGCGTCCAGGCCGGTGTCGGTTTCCGGGTTCACCGTGGCCGAGTTGGCGTGGATGCCGATCGCGGCCACGCTGGTGTCGTCGGTGGCGGTAACCGAACTGCCGTTGCGCCTGGTCACGGTCATCTGGTTGACGATGTTCTGATCATCGTGCACCGGCGCGAACGGCATCACGACCACACCGGAGGAGACGTCTAGCGTCAGGAGTGGCTGCTGGGACTCCCGCAGCAGCCGCGTGACGTAGGTCAGGCCGATGTTGAGCCCGTCGTAGAGGCGCCCGATTCCTGTGGTCTCGCACTCGCGCAGCAGGTTGCTGAGGCTGTCGACGTACTGCGGGCCCAGCGTGTCCGCCGTGTTGGTGCTGGTCTCCGTGGCGCTGTCGGTGAGGACCGTCAGCGGGATCGTCTCGTCGTTGGCGAGCCGGGTCATGCGGTCGGTCACTGATTCACCCGTGAACGCGTTAAAGCTATCCGCGTACGCGGTCAGAGAACTAGATGCGTCGTGGTAGGCGATATGCCCGAAGCCGCCGCCGCCGGTGTACCCGTTGTTAACGACGTCGATGTACGCCCCGACTTGCTGCCATCCGTAGTCTTCCGGGGCAAACGCGAAACCGGTTGTTGTATGCGTGAACGTCGTTTCGGTAGTGTCGCCGAGCTTGAGAATACCGATTGTCCAGGCCGTGTTACCCCCGGATACCGACCAGGTCAACCGCCACCGGAACGGGATTCCCGCAAGGTTTTTAAAACCACTCGTGGTGGGCGGCATGATATATACGGCGCTGCGTACGTCCTCCCACACCTGGAACGTGAGGGCGCCGTTGTTCGGCGAGGCCGTCCCCGAGGCGTCCATCTGGTAGACAACCATGACGGTGTTGGCGCCGCCTGTTCCGATCAAGTCCAGGTAGAAGTTTTGTTCAAAAGCAAACAATACGTCACCGGCGCCTGCGGAGATACCCCCGACGTAGCTGCCCGAAACTTGCCGAATAGTGGACGGGGCGGCCACCTTGGTTGCCGGGTCCTGCCCGATCTCCACCCAAGAAAAGTTGGCGTTGTTGGTGCCCGAGTTTTCCTGCGCCGGAATGCGCGGATTCGCCGCCGACGACGCGAACGAGCTGTCTTGGGCATTGAACACAGTTTTGGACGAGTTGCCCGTATAGACAACGCTGTTGTTGAGGCACCAACGCCAGATCCATGTCGGATCGGCCATGTCGGAGAACTCGGCGAGGTTGACGGTTGAGGTCTCCGGTTCCTCGAACGGCCAATAGCTCGACAGGGTGGTGTCGGCGCCGGAAGTCATGTACCGGCGCATGCAGGAGGTCACCGGGAGCGTGCCCTGATTGAGCTGGCGCAGCCACCCCGACGCCGTGAGCGTCACCGTGGCCCACTGGCCGCTCGTGTCCCAGTTCGGCGTGAACCCCACCGCGTTGCCCTGGTACTGCACCGTCCAGGTGGCGCCGGAGTCGGTGGAGATCCGCAGCCGAACCGGCACGTTGCGTACGACGTTGGGGTAGTTGGGGCTCTGCGGGCCCAGGCTGTAGCTGCCCTCCGAGTTGTCCAGCACGGCCGTGAGCTGCGAGGGCTGCGTCTGAGACGCCTCGTCCTGTGCGCCCACCTGCAAGTCGATGCCGTAGCCCTGCGAGAGCTGCACGTCCGCCGTGATGTCGGTCCACGTCCAGCCCGACCCGTCCAGGTCGGTCAGGTCCGCGCCCCAGGCCACCTCGAGCGCCAGCCGCACGCCGCTGGTGACGTTGCGCAGGATCGACGTACCGATGTTGGTCTCGGTGCCCGCCGCGGCGACCAGCGCCGAGCCGGTACCGCTGGCCACGCCCGCGCTCGCGGACCTGTTGCTGGAGTCCGCGGTGGGCGCCAGCGCCGCGCCGGTGCCCGTGGCCACGCCCGCATTGGCCGCCACCGTGTTCTGCAAGAGCTGCAGGTAGGTGATGGTGGCGACCGACTCACCGGAGGCGCCGGTGCCGGTGTCCGTCTTGTTGTAGGCGCCCGCGGCCTTGAGGTAGCAGCCCGTCGACTCGACGAAGTGCGCGGCCGCGTAGGTGAACTGCGGCGAGCTCGGCAGGTCGGTCTCGGTGCCGATGCAGCCGTAGAGGTTGACGTTTCCGCCGGTCACCTCGATGCGGAGGGCGAGCTGATCGGACGGGGCGAACCCGGTGCAGAGGTCGCCGACCCCGCCGTCCGCGTCGATGAAGACGCGCATCCGGCTGGGGCTCGCGTCGTAGTCGACGGTGACGTAGACCGGCGGGGTGCCTCCGGTCGCGTGAATCTGCCCGATGATCTGCACCTGCTTGGGCGCAGTGCCGCCGGTGATGCTGGTCGAGTCGTAGAACCCGGAGATCGTCAGGACGCGCTGAGCGGTCGCGATGTCCCACGAGGCGTTAACCCCGCCCTCCTGCTCACGCAGCTCGGTACGGGTGGCGCTGGAGCCGCCGGTGGTGAAGCCGTTCACCGGCGCCGTGTCGACCATGCGGCCGGAGGCGTCCAGGTAGAAGTTGGCATCGGCGTAGGTGTCGAGCGTGGGCTGCGTGACCGTGGCCGCGCCGCCGCTCCCGTCGTCGGTGGGCAGCGTCAGATACCAGTTGGTCAGGTCGAACGCCGAGCCCGGCGCCACGTAGGCCACGTCGGCGGTGGGGGCGCCCGCCGAGCCGGTGCCTGTGGCCGCGCCCGGGGTCGCCGACGCGCCCGCGGAGAACTCCACGTAGGCCGCGACCGGGCCGCCGCTGTTGAGGCTCGGCGTGCCGAAGGGGTCCGGGTTGTGGCTGGTCTGCTCGAACCGCTGGCTGGCGGTGTTGTCGCGTTCGTAGGTGAACGAGGTGGCGCCCGGGTCGGCCCAGGAGCCGCCCACGTGGTAGGTGACGCCGTTGGAGATGCTGATCTGGTTGGCGCCGGAAAATGTGAAGTCGTTCCAGGCCAGCGCGGTGTTACTGATCGTCAGCGTGTCCGAGACGGCCAGCAGCGCGCCCGGGGAGCCGCCGGAGTCGGCGTACACCACGAGGTTGACGTCCGCGGTCCCGGCGCTGATCGACACGCGGAAGTGCCCGGCCGTGAGCGTGCCGGAGCCCGACGCGGTGGCCGGGGAGACAACGGCTTTGTTGCCGCTGGAGGTATTGGTGGTCGTCCCGGTGGTCGTCTTGCCGAGGGTCGTCATCTGCTACCCGCCGACCAGCTGTGTACGGCGGATCTGCAGCTTGCCCGACCGGATCAGCCCGGAGATCATCGTGGCGACGTAGGCGTCCGCGCCGGTGGTCGTCACCAGCTCGAACGCACCGCCACCGCCACCGCCACCGCCGCCCAGCGCGGTGGCCATGCTGGAGTTAGAGGAGATGTGCGAGCCGCCCGGCAGGCTGACCAGCTCCGGGCCGTTTTCGCCCACCATCGTCAGGCCGCTGTCGATGCCGCCTGTGGCCTTCGACGAGATGCCGCCGGTAGCGAACCCGCCGGAGGTGATGCCGCCGGACGCGAAGTGCGGCAGGCTGCCGCCGATCCGGCTCAGCGCCTCTGCCACCGCGTTGATGGCGTCGATCACGGCCTTGATCGGGTTGAGCATCCGCATGAAGATTTCGCCGATCGGGCCCAGCGCGTCCTCCACCTTCTCGATGACCTCCACGACGTGCAGGAAGAGGTCGATCAGGTTGGCGAGGCCCTCCATGAAGTGCGCGATCTTGTCGCCGTCGCGCTCGAGGAAATCCGCGATGTCGTTGAGCACGCGGGCCATGGCGGGCCCGGCCTGCGCGGCTATGCGGGTCAGGACGTCGGAGAAGGCCACGAACACGCGGTCGGCGGCGTCGATGGCCTTGGCCGCGGCGTCGAAGGCGTTCTGCAGGGTGTGGTCGGCGGAGAGCTTCTGGACGTCCTGGAACCACAGCACGAAGAAGTTCGAGACGGCCGCGCCGATCTTGCCCATGGACGGCCCCGCCGCATCGGCCATAGCGCCCATAGCGGCCATAAAGGCGGAAGCGCCCATCCGGCCGTTCTGGAAGAACTGCGCCGCCGAGTTGACCGCCCGGCCAAGCTGGTCGACATCCTCCCGCGCGGGCAGCATCGCCCGGATAACGTCGGCGATCGCGTGCGCCAGCCCGGAAAACTCCGGCGTCAGCGACGTCAGATCCTTGCCGAGCTGGGCAAACGGTGCGGAAAGATCACTACGGAAGATGTTGGACAGCGCCGTCCGCAGCGGCTCGATGGTGATCATGAGGTTGTGCGCGGCGTCCGCTAGGCCCTGCCAGCCCAGGACGATCGCGCCGACGCCGAGCACCGTGGACGCCAGGGAGGCACCCAGGCCCAGGAACAAGCCCGCGAGCTCGGGAATCAGCGCGATCAAAACGGCAATGACCGCCACCATGCCGACGCCTAGGAGCTGCCCGGCGGAGCCCATCGACACACCTGCTTGGGTCGCCGCACCACCCAGTTGCTCGAGCTCTGCGGCCGCGGAGCCTGCGGCCATCTCCGCCCCGGCCGCTGCGGCGCCGAGTTCCTCGATGCCTGCGACAGCGCCCCCGGCGCCCGCGCCCAGGCCCGCCGCGGCCGCGCTGAGATCCTCCCAGCTCGCTACAGCGCCCCCGGTGAGCGACGTGGTGGCCGCCGCAGCGGCGCCGAGCTCCGCCACCCCGGCCGCCCCTTGAGCCGCGGCCCCACCCGCCTGCGCGGCCCCCGCCCCGATCTGCTCCGCCCCCGCGCCGAGCTCCGCCGCTCCGGCACCTGCTTGGGCCGCAGCAGCGCCCAGCTCCTCCACACCGGCCGACGCCTGGGCGGCACCAGCGCCGAGTTCCTCAGCGCCCGCAGCGGCCTGCTCCGCCCCAGCGCCGAGCTCCTCCACGCCCGCGGTGGCCTGTGCGGCGCCCGCGCCCAGCTCCTCCGCCCCAGCGGCGCCCTGCTCCGCACCGGCGGCCAGCTCCTCAGCACCGGCACCGGCCTGCACGGTGGCGGCGTCGAGCTCCTCCACGTCGGCCGCGGCCCCACCCGCGGAGGTGCCCAGGGCATCGGCCGCCGCACGAGCGCTGGCGAACGCGGCCGCGGTCTCGTCCGAGGCCGTGACGATGATCTCAATAAGATTCGCCATCGTCGCCCTCCTCCCGTGCTCGCCGGGCCTTCTCGATCTTCTCTATGCGCAGCATCCGCAGCAGGTCGTCGGCGTCCTGGCGGTAGATCACGTCGGGCGGGCACATCCACCGATCGCAGAGGCCCAGCACAAACAGGGTTTCGATCAGCTCGCCAGGGCGTCCGGCGAACTCTCCGGCAGGGTCTCCATCGGAATCGGCGGCGTCGTCGGCGTCGGGGTCGATCGCTGCCCTAAAGGGCCGTCCACCGCCCCCAGGCGCCCGGCCCAGGCGCCGATGGCGTCGAGCACGTAGAGCGGGTCCAAGCTGTCCACGCCCGCCCGGTCGGGCCTGACCGGCTGCCCGTCGCGCTCGATGTTCCAGCCCCACAGCGCCGCGGCGAAGATGTCCAGCAGCTCACCGACCGCAGCGAGCTGCTCGTCCACGCTCGCGCTCGCGATCTCCTTGTAGGCGCGATACGCCTTGTTGAGCTTGAGCAGTTGGCCGAACGAGAGGCTGGCCACGTCCATCGTGACGCCGTGCAGGCCGTGGCCTTCGGGCCAGGTGAGCCGGAACAGTCGGGGCTTGATCTCAACGCCCATACGGGCCTCCTCAGGTGTGGTGGACGTGCAGGGATCTGCACACGTGCAGATCCCCGGGCAAAGCTAGGACCAGGTGGGCACCGCGCCGTCGGCCAGCATGAGCTTGCTGTCCCAGGTGAGCTCGCCCTTGGCGGAGCGCTTCACGTCGTAGGACGTGAGCAGGCATTCCGCGGCCAGCGTCGCGGCGTTGACGACGTTGGTCACGGTGCGGGAGTTGCTCGAGGTGCTCACCGAGGACAGCGTCGCGTGCGCGAGGTTGGACCCGGAGTCCCACACGCCTGCGATGTCGTAGGACAGGTCGGCCAGCAGCAGGAGCCGCTCGATCGCGCTCTTGTCGATGCCCGTCACCTCCTGCACCGCCCTGGGCATCTTCCAGCTCACGGTGTGGATGTCCGTGCGGATGTCGCGGGCGGTGCCGCCGGAGTCGTCCACGGAGAACGTGGTCCAGCCGAGCCCAGTTGCCTTAGCCATTGCTATCCGTGCCTCTCTACGAAGGTCTGCAGCCTGTCAAGTTCGGTCGCGCACTCGTCTTGCCAGGTCTCAGCGGTGTGGCGGCGCGCCGTGCCGTGGGTGGACAGGCGCAGGAACCCCGGCTCCCGCTCGAGGTCTGCGCGGTGCTCGGCAAAGCAGCGCTGCTCGGCGCGGAAGGTGAACCGGGTCAGCCCGGCCGGGTCGCGCGCCTCGGTGAACGCCCGCCCCGACTGGTGGCGGATGTAGCCCGCCTGCTGCTGGCCGAGCTCCGTCGCCTCATCGATGACCGACACCCACCCCCGCGCGTAGGCCGTGCAGCCCACCTCTTCGCAGGTCGCGGCACGGGTGTGCGTCGAGCGGGGCCGGACGATGCGGAAGTCCAGCCGGTCAAAGGTGCGGCCCATCAGAACACCACCCCCGCGGTCAGGTTGACGTCGATCATCACGGCGAACGCCACGGAGGTGAACCCGCCGCTCGTGGTGGTCGTGGCCCGCAGGTAGCGGTCAACGGCTGTGGTGTTGGACGTCGCGATCCGCTGGGCGGTGTTGGCGCTGGACGTGCTCAGCGCGGTGAACGCGGCCAGGCTCGACCATGTGGCGTTGTCGGTGGAGTGCTCGATGGTCACCGTGACGTCTGTGGCCGTGATGTCGAAGACGTGCAGGTAAGCCTGCGCCCCGTAGGAACCGGCCGGAGCAGCCCCCAGGTCGAGCGTGGTGCCTTCCGTAGCCGCGGTGTCGGTGCGGATGCCCGCGGTGAGCTGCTTGCCCCACTCCAGGCCGAATCCGTCGCCGTCCTGGCTGACCTCCAGCGTCAGCGCGCCCTTGGCGTCCCGCTTGCCGTCGTAGTTGAGCTGTCGGCCGTACAGCGAGGCCGCGGCGTTGCCGATCGTCGTACCCCGGCAGTAGGTGAGGATCAGGTCCGTGCCCGACAGGGCGCCCAGCACCGCGTGCGCGCCCGTCTTGTTGAACCACGGCGCGAACTGCACTTTGCCGTCACGCAGGCCCGGCAGGCGCTCGTGCGCGCTCTTGTCGATGCCGGTCACCTCGAGCGTGGCCAGCGTGGCGCTGATCTTCGAGAGCGACCCGACGTCGTTGGAGATGTCGTTGCCGGACACGTAGAGGTTGTCGCCGAGCCCGCCTGACTTGCTCATCAGAACCTCCAGCTACGGCGGTGAGCGTCGTGGTCACGCACGTGGTTATCGAACCGGTCGGACAGCGTGGTGTGCTGGTTGGCCAGGGTGCGAACGTCCGCGGCCAACCCGTCGAGCTTCTCGGTGACGTTCGTGGTCACCCACCGCTGCGCGCGCCTCCACAGGAACGCCGCGGCGGGCACGACCAGCGCGGAGATGATCGACGCGATGTTCGCGGCGATCGACACCCAGTCGGACACTGCTCAGGCTCCTTGCGTGTAGAGGTCGTCCACGATCAGCGGAAGCTTGATCGTGATCAGGCGGTAGAGCTTGTGGTTGTGGGTGCCGTAGCCCGGCGTCCAGCTCAGCGGGTCGCCGTAGGCGCCCAGCAGGTCCACCAGCGCCACCAGGCCGCCGAGCTCGAAATCGCCGCTGTAGTCGGCCACCAGCGTGTCCAACGCGCCCAGCAGCAACAGGTCGATGTCGTCGTTCGGTTCGTGCGTCGCGTCCAGGTAGAGCCGCCCGTTCACCTCGATCCGCCATGACGTCTTGGCCAGCCCGGAGCGCTGCGACACCGGGGCACCCGGCCCGGCCCAGAAAGCGCAGGTGATGCCGTTGCCGGGTGCGTCCTCCGGCTCGTGCAGCAGCACGCGCTCGAAGATGCCGAGCGCCTGGGCGTGGCCCTGCACGGCGCCCAGGATGCTGACGGTGTCCAGGCTCATGTCGGCTCATTCAGTTGATCGACCAGGCGCACCACGTGCTCCTCCGCGATGCCGAACGCGGCGCGGTCGGTGAGCTCCGTGGCTTCGGCGAGCGCGTGGTAACCCTCGAAGCGGGTCACCGGCGCGTTGCGCGAGCCCACGCCCTCCAGCCACGGCCCGTAGGGCTTGGCGATGTCGTCGTGGACCACCCACGAGCTCCCGCGCGGCTCGATCCGGTTGCCGGACATGTAGCGGAACTGGTTCACCCGGATGCGGCTGTCCAGCAGCAGGTTCCAGTTGCGCATGGCGTCGATCGCCACCGCCCGGCCGATCTCGTCGACCGCGGCCCGGGTGTCGGCATCGGCCTGCGCGACGTCGAAGAACCGGCCCGTTTTGACTACGCGGATAGCCACGTCACACCACCCGCAGCCGGGCCTTGCGGCCGTAGGCGGTCAGCACGCGCTCACGCAGGTCGTCGATCGGGTAGACCGAAATCTGCGCGTTGCGCGCCGAGCCGCGGGCGCCGATCTGCCGGGAGCGCTGCTGGACGGCCTGGTAGGCGGACCCCTCGTTCTGCAGCCCGGTGAGCGCTTCGGCGATGTTGAGCTGGCGCACCAGGCTGGGCGGGGTGTGGCGGTAGATCACCGCGTCGACGTTGTGCGCGGCCGCGACGGTGCCGAGCGTGGCCCGGGTGACCAGCAGCGTCCGGGCGGCGTAGATCGTGGCCGCGGTGTGCGCGGCGAGCACGGAGCCGTCCCAGGCGCGGCGCACCGTGAGGTCGTCGCCCGCGATGTCGACCACCAGCACCCGCTCCGAGTCCAGCAGCAGCACCTCGCCGACGTCGAACGCCGTACCGTCGGACACGGTGAGCGTGACCGCGTTGGCGTTGGCCGTGAGCGAGCCGGTCTGCCCGGTCGTGAGCATCCGCCGATCCGTGACCTGCATGTATTCCGAATCGATGCGCAGCGTGTCGCCCACGCCGATCAGCGCGGCGTCCGAGCAGTTCAGCGACGTGGCGGAGTCGGTGATCGTGCCCGCGAGTGTCCCGGCCGCCGTCGTGGCCCGGGTGAAGCCGAACACTCCCGTCAGCGCGACATCGCGCTGCGGCGTCGAGCCCAGGCCCAGCGCGTAAGAGCCGTCCAGCCGGATCTCGATCCGCGAGTAGGGCGGCCCGGAACGGTTGGGCTCGAGGTAGTAGCCGGAGGACGGGATGACCGACCCGCCGGAGCTCAGCGTGGTGAGGCTCAGCAGCTCGTCGCGGTCGAGCCACAGCCGCCAGGATCGGCCCATCTGCACGGTGGGCCAGTCCCAGTAGAGCGTCGTGGCCCGCGGGTAGAAGTAGCGCGCGCATGCGTCATCGATGCCCCGCGCGGCGGCGTCGATCAGCCGGTCTATCTGGTCGTTGTTGCGGGCGGTCTCCGTCGAGTCCAGCGCCCGCTTGACGTCCTCGCGCGTGCAGTAGACGGGCGTGCCGTCGAAGGCGCTCACTGCGTCACCACCCCATAGCCGGGATCTTGGGCCCCACCGGGGCGGTAGCCGTCGAACCGGCAGAACGGCTGCCCGTCCGGCCCGGTCGTGAGGGGCTCGCCGTCGTAGGGGCAGGAGTAGAGCGTGGCCTGCCGGTACACCGGGTCGCCGTAGTCGTGCAGCACGCCGAGCAACGCCTGCCAGCTCATGCCGTCACCAGCCCGTACTCAGGATCGGCCACGCTGGGCCGGTAGCCGTCGAACGCGCAGTAGACCCGCCCGTCCGGCCCGGTGCGCAGCGGCTCGCCGTCGTTGGGGCAGCTCGGCACGCGCGGCGTCCGGTAGCTCGGGTCGCGGCTCAGCCGCTCCACCGCCATCAGGGACCACCAGCCACCCGACGGCACCGACTCGGTGACCACCATGGGGCGTAGCGCGTCGCCAATCCCGGACGCCGAGCCCGCGGCCGCGTCCGTGGTGCCCACGTGGCTCGAGCTCGTGGCGTCGTGCGCCGTCCCGGTGCCGCTCGCCGCGCCCGCCGAGGCGCTCGCGTCGATGGTGAACGCGGCGTCCGCCGCGGCGCCCGTGCCCGCGGCGTGCCCGGCGGCCTGGGCGGCGTCGAGCTCGGCGGCCGCGGCCGTGCCTGTGCCGCTCGCCGCACCCGCCTGCGCGGTCGTATTGCCGGTCGTGGTCGCCGCGGCGTCGTAGGCCGAGCCGGTGCCCGTGGCGGCACCTGCAGCCGGGCTCTCGTCGGTGGCCGTGGTGGGGGCGTAGGCGGCCCCTGTGCCCGCGCCTGCGTCCGCAGCGGCGCCCACGGTTGCCGCGGGGCCCCCGGCCGCTCCCGTACCCGTAGCGGCGCCCGCAGCCGGGCTCTCGTCGGTGGTGAACGCGGCGTCGGCGGCCGAGCCGGTGCCCGCGGCGTTCCCGGCGTTCACGATGGTGCCGCCGGTGGCCGTCGCGCCGTAGGCGGTGCCCGTGCCCGCGGCGGCCTCGCTCGAGGTGTCCGCGTTCGTCGTGGCGTCCTGCGCGGCTCCGGTCCCGGTGGCTGCGCCTGCGGCGGGCCCGACGTTCGCAGAGGCGTCCTGCGCGGCGCCGGTACCGGCTGCTGCGCCCGCGCTCGCGTCCACGTTCGTCGTGGCGTCCTGCGCGGCCCCGGTTCCTGTGGCAGCGCCCGCGGCGGGCCCGACGTTCGCAGAGGCGCTCTGAGCGGCGCCTGTACCGGCCGCTGCGCCCGCGCTCGCGGACTCGTCGGTGGAGACCGCGGCGTCCGGCGCCGAGCCGGTGCCCGCGGCCGCGCCTGCGGTGGGGCTCTCGTCGGTGGTGAACGTGGCGGCCGCGGCCGAGCCTGTGCCCGCGGCCGCGTCCGCGCCCTGACCCGCCGCGGTCGCCGGGGCGCTGGCTGCACCCGTTCCCGCGGCGCTTTCGCCACCGACACCCACGTTCGGCGCCGCGTCGCTGGCCGCACCCGTACCGGTGGAGCTGTCCGCGTCGGCGTTGGTGGCGACCGCCGCGGCGAGCAGCTCAACGGCCATCAGGCCGTAGGAGTCACTCGTGAACGTCCACGAGATCGACACCGTGCCGCCGGAGGTTGCGGCGGTGGACCCCGCCCCGTTCCCCGCCCGGTCGGCGGAGCTGACGTCTTTCTTCCATCTCAGTGTATTGCCGCTCGACTCACCTCCGGAGCCTGTGGCAATAGTGCTGACCACCATGTTGCCGCTGGTGGTACCTGTTACGGAAACAGAGCCGGAAGTGGTATCCGTGGAATTGTCGTGGTTAGTGAATACAGTTCCGGCGGGTGTGGTCTGATCAACCCCGGTGAAAGAGGTAGACCCGCCCGCGAGCGTGCTCGGTGTTCCGCCCGACGCCGTGATAGCGACAGTGTGAGCGCCGGTGGCCGGTCCTACCAGGTACCACATTTGCACGTAGCCGACGGTTCCACCGCCGGAATGCACCACCCCGAGCGATGTCATCGAGACGCCGTTATAGGTGGCCGATGTGGTGATACCCGCGTCCGAACCTGTCTTGCCCATCGCCACGCCCACGATGAGGCACAGGTTCGAGCCGGTGCAGGTGTGCGACCAGCTCAGCGAAGTGCTACCACTCGAAGACGCGCCCGCGGAGGACGGCCCGACGGCATCGAATGCAACGGACATCGCCGGGCCTCCTCTCTATGGTCGGTGGAGCTCTGGCGGTGTGCTCAGAGGGTGAGCGCGAAAATCCCCGATGCGTTCCACACGATCGTCAGGGTGCCCGACGTCACGGAAGCCGATCCGCCGAAGTAGTTGTAACAAAGCCCCTGATCCGCCACCGGGGTGGTGATCGTGTCGTCGTAGACCAGGCAGCCAAAGGCGCCCGACAGCGTGGCCGCGCTGCCGTTCGCGAGGTCGGCGGCGTCGAAGGTGTAGACGTTGGAGCTAAACCCGGAGGTAACCGAGGTGAGCGCCAGGCCGCCGGAGGACCAACCGCCGTTGGTCTGCTGACCCGACGCCCACACGCCCGCGCCGAATGCGGTGCTCGCCGAGGCCACCGTCTGCGAGGGCGTGATGGTGTTGTCGAACAGTGCCGCCTTGAACGTGTCGGCGTTACCGTCGATGTTCGACGTGTTGTTGATCAGGTCGGTGATCGTGGCGGAGAAAATCTTGCTAACGGACCAGCCCATCGGAGGCTCCTCTCAGTCCGAGTGCGCCACGGCCTGCGGTGCGTACACCGCGGCGTCCTGGCGGCCGTCGTCGTGCTCGGTGACCACCAGGAACACCGGGCGGCCGTTGGCGTCGAGCTGCACGCGCTCGCCGCCCACGTAGTCCTCGCGCTCGTGCGCGACGTGGCGGGCCTTGGTGCCCGCGGGCACCATCGGCACCTGCAGCCCGCCGAGGGCGGGGCAGGCGTGCATGCGGGTGTGGACGCGCGCCTCGCGGGTGACGTCCTGCGCAGGGCAGGACGGGCACTCCCAGCGCGTCTCGGGGGGCTCGAGGTGGGGAACGTTCACGGTCAGTCGGTCCTCTCGTGGCGGCCGCGCGCGGTCTCCGGGGTGACCGTGGCGTCCTTGCGGGCCTTGGGGGCGGTCTCCGGCTCCGCGGCGGGCTCCACGGCCGCCGCGGGCGCCTCTGCGGACTCGTCGGCGAGGGGGGCCGCGTAGCTAACGCCGCCGTATCGGGTGATCTTGGGCATTGCGTCCTCTCAGGGGTGTGAGCCGGGCCCGGCTTGAGCGCTGGGGCTTCGGGGTGGCCCGGCGCATCGGGGAGCGCGGACCCGGCTCACGGTCAAGCGGCGACGATCGCCGCGCCGTTGTCCAGCGGGACGTAGGTCAGCGCCCACAAGATCACGCCGTCCGTGCCCCCAGACACGGACTCGATCTGTCCCGTCTCCAGAATGAGCGTGTCCTGCTCCACGGCCGCGCCCACCGCCAGCGACGTGCCGATCTTCGGCACGAGGATCTCGCCCACGGCGGTGTCCGTCGAACCGAGGTCAGCCGCGGTGCACAGATCCTTGGTCGTCCCGGCGGTGGGGTTGTGCTGCAGCTTGTAGCTGTTGGTCACCGTGATGGCCGTGGTGACCCGCCCGACCAAGGACGTCACCGCGACCAGCCCGCCGGAGATCGTGAACAGGGGGATGGTGGCCGCGGTCAGCGTGCCGGTGCTCTTGGTGACCCGAGTACCGAACAGGATCGTTCGGAGCTCGCTGCCGGAGATGAGAGTGCTCACGGTCAGGCACCCACGATCGCGAGCTGCTCCGGGGCCCGCTGCGTGAGCGGCTCGTGCAGCACCGGCACCACCGTGCCGGTGCTCGTGCTCGCGACCTTGACGTGCGTGTAGCCGTCGGACAGCTCGGAGTTGTGCACCGAGAAGACGGCGAACGCGTCCGTGCTGCCGGTGGTCACGACCGTGCTGGCTGCGGCCTGCGTGTGCTTGGCCCACGCCGCCGAGCCGTCGGCCTTGCTCGTGTAGTAGTGATCGATCGTGGCGAGCGCCTGCGCGCCCGTCCCGCTGGCGTCCGTGGCCTCGGTGAGGGTGTAGGTGTCACCCGCGGAGAGGTTGCACAGGAAGCTGACCGCGGCGTAGTCGCGCAGGTTGACGTAGACGTTGTCGCCCACCGCCACCGCGTTGAAGATCCGGCCCAGGCCGTCCATCGGTTCGGTCCTCTCAGAATCAGGCAGCGAGCTGCACGTAGGGGCTCAGCGTGTTGCTGGAGCCGTTGGCCGGGGTGATGGCGTTCTGCACCCACGGGCGGCCGTCGAGCCGCTGGATGATCCGGTAAGCCACCATGTCGCTGGAGAACAGGAAGTCCGTGCTCCGTGCCGCCGACATCGCCATGCGGTCGCCGATGAGGTACTTGGAGAAGTCGATGAAGGCGAGCTGACCGGCGGAGCCGAGCGCGGGCACCTTCTCCGTGACCACCAGCGGGCGGCCCAGCAGGCTCATGCCGGGCGCGTCGGTGCCCTGGCCGAAGCCCATGAAGATGGGACCGCCGCCGGTGCCGACCGCCAGGCCCATCGTGTAGAGCTCCGGCAGGCAGTCGGGGCTGCACAGCCACACCGCGTTGTTGATGCTCTGCGGGAGCATGCGGGAGTACATCTTGACGACGTTCTCCCACACGATCGTGTTGGGGTCCTGCGTGCCCTCCTTGGCCTGCGTGATCATCGCCTGCGCGTTCAGCACGCCGAGCGGCTCGCCCACGCCGGTGCCGGAGATGTAGGCGCTGTCCTCCTGGAAGCCCATGGCCTCCGGGAAGACCTCGCTCACCAGCGGCTCCACCGAGATGGTGGAGTCCTGCACCAGCTCGCTGGGCAGCGCGGTGTAGGCGGTGAACTTCTTGGCGTCCAGCACGATCCGGCCGAACTGCGGCGCGGTGCCGGTGAGGGTGCCGCCCTCTTCGGTCCAGTAGCAGACGATGCCGCCGAAGTTGGACCCGTCGTTGGTCGTCGAGTCGATCATCGGGAAGGGCACGCGGAGCGAGTCCATCGGGATGACCCGGGCGCGCGGGCGCACCACGCTGGACTCCAGGGCCAGGCGCAGGAGCTCGGCGCGCAGCACCTCGGGGATGAGGAACCCGCCGTCTGCCGGGGTGCCGGAGGAGAGCTCCGTGGCGTTGCGGAGCTTGCCGACCTGGTCACGGACCTTGTCGGAGCCACCGCCCGCGGCGTCGCGGTAGACCGCGCGGAAGAAGTCGCCCGCCGAGCCGCCCAGGTCGTTGCGGAACACCTCGTCGAGCGCCGCGCCGGGCGCGTTGGCGTTGTAGCGCTGGCCCTTGTTCTTCGTGGCCGGGGGCATGAAGTTGGGCCGCGGAATCTCACCCTCCACGGCGTTGTCCAGCAGGAACTTGCGCATTCCCGCCTGGACCTGCTCCTGGATCTGGACGTCCAGGCTCTTGTCCTTGTCCTTCACCGCGGCCACGTAGCCGGTGATCATGTTCTTGAACTTGGCCGGGTCTGCCAGCAGATCCTTGATCTGGGCGGGGTCGCCGAGCATCTCCTCGAGCTCGTGCGGCGCCGCGGGGATCGCGGTGGTCATGCGTTCACTGCCTCTCGTAGCGCTCGCACCAGCTGAGCGTGATCGAACACCGGAGCGGGGAGCTGCTCCGGCGGTTCCGCCGAGGGGGCGGAGTCTGCGTGTGGTGGCTTTGCGCGCTCGATCTGTGCGGCCAGCGCGTCAGGATCGGGCGGGTACTCGCCGCCCAGCGGCGTGGGGGAGGGCGCGTGATCGCGGTCACTGAACCGCCACGTATCACGGGCCCAGTGCCGCGCCTCTTGCTTGTCGTCGGGCCGCTCGGCGGGCTCCGGGGTGACCATCCGACTGGCCAGGCCCGCCGACACGGCCTCATCGGCGTTGAACCAGGTCTCCGCCCGCATGAGCTCGCGCCAGTGCGCGGCGGGCTGCCCGGTCCGCGCGGCGTAGACGCCCGCGATGTTGTCGCTCACCTTGTCCAGCAGGTCCGCGGCCGCCTGTAGGTCCGCGGTGTTGCCCCAGGCCACCGTGCTGGCGTCGTGGATCATGAGCTGGGCGCCCAGGCCCATCTCCACCTCGTCGGCGCCCATGACGATGACGCTGGCGATGCTGGCCGCGTAGCCGTCCACGTAGGCCGTGACGTGCGCGGGGTGCTGAATCAGCGCGTTGAGGATCGCGATGCCGTCCCAGACGTCGCCGCCGGGGCTGTTGACGTGCAGCGCGAGCCGCGGGGTGGTGATGCCGGAGAGGACGCGCTGGAAGCCCTCCGCGGAGATGCCGCCCCAAAAGCTGTCTTCGCCGGGCGCGCCGCCCCACGAGTCGATCGCGTCGTAGATGTCGATCCGCGCCGTGCTCGGGTCGTCGGTGTCGACCACGCGGAACCACTGGCGCGCGGTCGCGCCCGGGATGCGCTCCTGCGGCCGGGCCAGCGCCTTGGGGCGCGCGGGAAGGGTAAGGGGGTTCATCGGCGTGCGCTCCCGTTGCTGGCTAGGGCTTCCTGGTCGGCGGTGCTGTCGGGGTTGCCGACGGTCTGCGGCTGCATGGATGCGGGCTTCTCCCAGGCGATCGGGGGCAGGCCCAGCGCGTTGAGCAGCTCCGGCACGTCGAAGCCGAGCGGCACCGCCACGCCCAGCGCGGCGAACTTGCTATCCCGCTCGGCGTTGATGTCCACCGGGTCCTGCGGCACGGGGGAGACGTAGTCGAACTCCACGCCCTCGCCGGTCGGGCCGAACAGGGGCAGAAACTGCGTGTTCAGCGCATCGCGGATGCGGTCGAGCCGCGGCACCTCCAGCAGCGTGGCGAACTGGGCTTCGGCCGCCTTCGCCGCGGCGAAGTTGACGCCGTCGGTGATCCCCAGCGTGGAGTTGGAGATGCCGAAGGCTTCCATGATCCGGTCCCGGTTGCTGGTCTGGAGCTCGGGAAACGCCATGTCCTTCATCGAGTAGCCCGCGGGCACGTACTTGCCTTGCTCGAGCACGGCGACGCGGTGGGCCTTGCTCACGCCCTTGTGCTGCTCGTTCCAGCGCATCGACAGCTCGTCGAACTCCTCATCGGACAGGCGCTTCTCCACCTCGATCACGCCGCCCGGCTCGGCGGAGTTGAGGAAAAAGTTGCGGTTGTACTCGCTGGTGAAGCGGGTCGCGTCCAGGTCAGCCACGAGGGCCTGCACCGCGCCCATGCCGCTGTAGGGGTCGGTCGGGTTGGGCACGCGCAGCGCGATGACCTCCTCCGGCTTGAGCGGGATCTGCTCGCCGTCGGGGGAGGTGTAGACGTAGCCCTTGATGAACCTGCGGGGGTCGGGTACCGGCTGAATGCGGTCCGGCCGCACAGCCCACAGCTCGCCCGGGATCTTCATAAAGGGCACCTGCGAGATCACCCAGTAGGCCATGCCGGTGAGCTCGAGGTGCTGCTGGAACGCCTCCCGAAAGAGCATCCCGGTGTGCCAGGGGTTCGGCTGGCGCCAGACGTCGAGCGCGGCGTGGCGCACCACTTCCTCGCGCTCGTCCATGCCGGAGGTGCCGCTGTACTGCACCGTCATGGCGTCGGTGGGCTTGCGGTACAGCTTCCACTCCGCCGACGCCGTGGCCGTGGAGATCCGGTTGACGATGGAGAACAGAATCCCCACGCCGCCCATCTGCTCGAGCTGCTTGGTGACCGACCGGACCGCGGCGCCCGTCTGGTTGAACAGGTTCGGGGTGGCGCGCCGGTGCGTCATCGGCACGGGCGCGAGGTTGCTGAGACGCCCCTGCCGCGTGAGGGCCTTGCCGATGCTCCTCACGGGCTCTCACCGCCCTCAGGCTCGGCGAGCCAGCCCAGCAGCAGGCAGGACACGCCCAGGGCGCCCGTGCCGAGCACCGCGGCCAGCAGCACGGACACCAGCAGCCCGCCGAGCGCCGCCGACGTCGACAGCAGCAGGAAGCCGAGCACCGTGAGCGCGGCGTGCCCGGGCGGGGCGGGCTTGCGGAGCTTCACGGCTGCCACCTCCGGGCACGGCGCTGCTCGCGCCAGTCGAGCCACGCGGCGATCGCCAGCGCGGCCACCATCAGGCTCAGATCGGCCACGAGCTCCCACGCGCGCTCAACCCGGGTCGGCGGTGGGGGAGGTGCGGCGAAGACGGCCGCCACGGGCCGCAGATGGCGCTTGGGGCGCACGGCCGCGCCGCCCGGCAGGCTGACCAGCTCCGGGCCGTGCTCGCCGCGGATCTCGCGCGCGCTCATATGAACCTCACCCGGGGTCGGGGCGCGAAATCGAGCTCCGCCACGACGTAGCGCAGCGCGTCGGCGCCGTGGTCGTTCTCCTTGCGCGGGGTCTCGCGGGCGTTGTGGTCCGACCCGGTGGCCGCCGCGGTGTCCCACACGTAGCCGGGGATCTCCTCCAGCGTGCACGTGGGCTTGTTGGCGTCGCGGAGCTCCGGATCCACCAGGCCCAGGCGCGGCACGCCCTTGGCGTCCACACCCCACAGCGCCGTCGGGCTCAGGTAGATCCGCGGCTTGCCGTCCGGCTGGATCTTGAGCCGCTGCTGTACGGCCTGGATGCCGTCGGAGACCGTCTTGGTAGCCGGGGTCGTCGAGAGCCCCAGGTGCCGCTCGAGCGTGGCCCGGTCCTCCGCGTCGTGGTCGCAGATGACCGCGCGCGGCTTCGGTTCCTTCCACTCGTGCTGGGCAAGACAGGGACGGTCGGGCTCTCCACGTCCCCGGCAGACCTCGCACCGGGCCTTTCGGACCATTCGGAGGATGTCCCGCGCGTGGTCCTCCACGAGTCGACGAGAGCGATACAGCTCACGATAAAGATACAAACGGCCGTCAGGATCGACTGCCCAGCACTGGAGGACAAAGGGGTTCGTATATCCAAAGTCAATGGACCAATAACGCGTCCAGTCGGCGGGGGGCTCGGAAATCTGGTACTTGTGCGCCTCCGGGTCGAAGTCCTCATAAATGAGGCCCTCCGCGGCGCACCACTTCCCGAATCGTAGCCGATCCTTCCGAACCCCCGTCAGCGCGTCCAGCTTGGCGATGTAGGACTCTCCCACGTCGGTGGGGGTGCCGTCCTCGCCGAAGAGGACGGGGTTGTCCTCATGCCGGGTGTTGATAAGCGTGGTCTGGCCCCGATCGCATCGCGCCTTTAGCCAATGCGTCGGAATATCGGGGTTTGTGTCCGCCATAAGCTGCTGAAATGACACTTTGCCATTCCGCAGACGGGTTGTGAGGGCTTCCCAGTCCTCCTCGGTCAATTCGATGGCTTCCTGCACGTAAATCACGTCGTATTCCGATGACATGATTTTCGTGGGCTTGTCCATACCGCCGATGGTGACGGTAGAGCCATTCTTGTACCGATACTGCGCGGCCTGCTGGCTCGAGCCGCCGTGAAACATCACCTGGCCGGAGTCGAGCGCTTCGGGCACCACGTGCTCGCGCCAGGTCACCAGGCCCGTGGAGCCGAGGCTGGCCATCGTCTTGCGGATCATCAGCGCCCGCATGCCCGGGTTGACCAGGCACATCAGGTTGAGCTTCTCCAGCAGCGCGCGGCTCTTGCCCGTCCCCGCGGGCCCCGACAGCAGCAGCTCATCGTCGCGGCAGGCGAACGCGGCTTTGGCGGCCCCGCGCGGGGTGTAGTGGTGCTGTGCGGCGCCCGGACGGGCCATCGCCGCGGTGGTCACGAGCACACCCGCAGGTGACGCCCCAAGCAGACGCGGACATGCGGCGTATGCCCAGGCGACGCGGCCGACTGTTCGACGGGCGCGCTAGCGGGCTCCTCGGTGGGTAGCGGCGCGTCAGGCACCGGCAGCTCAGCCGGTGCAGGGGCAGCCGTGGGTGCGGGGAGGGTCGGCGCGGGGAGGGTCGGCGCGGGCTCCGGCGGCACGTCATGGCCGCCGATGGTTCCCATCACGACAACGACGGCCCCGACGGCTAGAAGGAGCTTCGTCCGGCCCCTCACGAGGCACCTACAGGCGTCAGAGATCCGGGGCAACGGCCGTCGCCGCCGCGGGCGTTCGAGGTCAGGAACCAGGTGTGCCGCTTGAACACCTCAGCGCCGCCGTGGCGCATCGTGGCCTGCGGGTTGTTGCAGCGCGGGCAGATCGGGAGCGGCATCATCGCAGCGCCTCCCTGGCCAGCCGACGGCGCGCGGCGCGGTTGAGCGTGGTCCGCCGCACCTCAGGGGCGAGATCGGGCGCCAACAGGCGCTCATAGGCGTGCAGATCGGCCAGACGACGCGTCCGGCCCTGCGCGGCGACCTGCAGCACGCGCTCGAACTGCTCCATGGGCTCGCTCACGCCGCACCGCCCCGGATGAGGTGCAGACGCCGTGCAGATGGTCCGGGCCGGGTGCCGCCGCCTGGTGGAATGCCGCGGCCCGGACCAAGATCAACGCGAAATGCCCGATTCAGCCCGAAAATCGGGTTTTCAAGATCAAATTGGTTCTGACGGTGCTCCTGGGGATATTCGACCGCCCTGGCACTACGGCGTTCGCGAGCGATCGCGCAGCATGCCCCTGCTCCTACTTCGCTGCTGGCCCGCGCCTCCACCTGCACGCCCACCACCGCGGCCGCTGTGCGCATGAGGTGTGCACCCATGGACACGTGCCTACCCCTGTGTGTGGTGGTGCTGGTGGTGCTGTGACCACCCCTCGCTACCTCTGTAGACAGCACCACAGCAGCGCGTGTAGAGTCCTCTACATGACGCACACCACCACGCACATGATCCCCATCGAGCTCGCCCCTGCCCGTCGCGCGCCCCTGCACTTCACCTGGCTGGGCATCGCCGTGCTGGCCGCGGTGGTCGCCACGCTCACGCTCATCGTCAGCCTGTCGCTGGTCACCGACCACTACGGCGACGCCAGCACCCTGAACGCGGGCTACGTGCTCGGCACCGACACCAGCGCCATCGAGCTGGGGTGGGAGACCGCGGGCAACCCCGGCCCGTTCGGTCACGTCAAGACGCCGCTGGGTGTCCTGTCCTACTACGGCGAGCCCAGCGGCCCCACGTGGTGCCCCGACGGCGCCACGGACGTCGATTGCGGCGCCTGACCCTGTAGACCGCCCTACACCGCGAAGGAGCCCGCTGTGCCCATCGGCCTGTCCATCGTCCTCTGTCCCGAGTGCGAGACGTCCGTCTACCTGCACCCTGACCTCGGTTGGGTCGAGTACCACACCGGCGACCTGCACCCGTGCCCCGTGCCCGCGGCCGCCGACCCGTGGGAGTGCATCGACGTCTGAGCCACGCTCCCCAGCAGCGCCCCCCGGCCCTCCCCCGGGGGGCGCTTCCACGTCCGGGGTCATTTGAGCGCCCCTACGTCCACGCCGTTCACCTGGACGTCGAGCGAGCCCGCCACCTGCACCTGCATGCGGGAGGGCAACTGGCCCAGCTCCTCCGCGATGGCGCGCAGGGCGCTCTGCTTCGCGCGCACCATCTCCGCGTAACCGACGCCAGCACGGGCCGCGGTCTCGGGATCGGCGAGCACCTCGGCGATGGTGGCGGCATCCTGCGACAGCTCCGCCACGCGGTTGGCTTTGTCGGCGAACTCGATACCGGCGAACACGTCGTCCAGGTGGCCGCGCACGTGGGCGATGCGGTCGGAGTGCCGCCGCTTGAACTCCACCAGGCTGGACGTGGCCACGCCGTACTTGCGCGCGATAGCGGCGTCGCGCATCTCGCCCGCGGCCAGGTCGCGGATGACCCTGTGCTGCACGCTGGGGCGCTCCAGAGCGCCACGCTCAGCCACGTGCACCTGCAGCACTAGGCAGGGCCACTAGGCGCTGCACGGGGTCATGACGCTGCACGCGCGCAGGATAGCCGGTCAACACAAGAGAGCCCCCCACCTGCACGGTGAGGGGCTCCCCGGGTGTGTCGCGGGCTACTGGACGTTCACGGGGCCCAGCGTGGTGCCGTGGCCCTCGCCTGCCCACCACATCGCCCAGCGCTGCCCGTTCCAGTCCGGGTAGAACTCGCGCCACGTGGCCACGGTCTCAGGCAGCAGCGTGCGAGCGTCACCGGCGTAGTCGTGGCGCTGCAGCGCGATGTACTCGGCGGGCGTGATCACCTTTGTGGTGTTCGGCGTGACCTCCACCAGCGGGGCGAGCGAGCCGTGCGCGGCGTAGGGGTAGTGCGGGGCGCCCGTGCGGTCCAACTCCACCCGCGGCCGCTCGCCAAGCGCCTGCTCACGGGCCCGGCTGGTGGCGCTTGCGGCGAGCCATGCGCGCACCTGCTCCGGGCTGTCCTTCACGAGGGACACCGCGGGCGTGCCCACCCCGCACGGGCCGGTCGCGTTGTACCCCGCGCGCACCTCGGCGTCGCGTTCCAGCCGGTGCGCGGCGCGGTTGCACGGCTCGCAGGTCGCCGAGCCCGCGGGCACGATGCCCATGACGTTGAACGTCGAGTAGCGGCGCGTCGAGCCGCACAGGATGCCGGTGGTGTTCTCCGCGTGCAGGTGGGTGAGCCCCTCACGGGACGTCGGGACGTAGAGCTCGAACGCTGGGGCGGTGGTGGTGTTCGTCATGTAGAGCACTCTACTCCTAGTTCTGTAGCGCCGTCAACACACCTCTACCCCCGTAACGCCAGGCTACGGGGGTGGAGTGTCTACAGGGCTAGCGGCTGATCGTGTAGCCCGCGGCGTCCAGTGCGGCGAGCACCTCGGCGATGGTTGTCTCCACGGCGTCGTGCGGCATGCCGAGTGCCGTGCAGACGTCCACCTGGACGTCCTCCCACCGGGTGCCGCGGTAGTCGGGTTGCGGTGAGCCGGGGTGCGCGTAGCGCCATGCGGGGTTGCGCTTGTCGGGCGGCGTGGCGGCCATCGTGGTCACCCTTCCTGCGGCTTGTGGGGGTTGGCCAGCGTCGTGCCCTTGCGCGCCATCGTGTTGCGGCCGCACACGCGGCAGTCACCGGCGCTCTTGCCGAAGAACTTGCTACCCAGGCTGGAGAGGTTGCGGACGTTGAGCATGGGCTGACCGGTGCCC